TGTAGAGATCTCGTAAGTATCGAGAGTTGGATTAAGAATACCTGTGTGAGTCTTATTGATTTCAATCAGAGGAATACCATCAAGGTTATAACACTCAACTACAGATTCATCGACGTGAGATACTGCAGTTGTACCATCAAGTCCTCTTTCACTTACAGTGATAGTTTGGAAGTCACTTGAGATAGCAGTATATGAAACAACCTCAGTTCCTGCATCACTAATGATTCTTGCATATCCTTTATTAGTAGAACTGATAGCACCACCATTAATAGTTTGGTGGAAAGCAGAAGCATCATTTACATTCAGAGATGTATCAGATGCTGAGATAGCAGCAGTCAAGTAAGTAGGAGATACTTCCGATTCAACGCCAGTAATGACAACATTATTTTGAGAAGAGTGCATACAGTGATTACTATGTGCAAGACGAACCTTTCTCTGAGAAGTAGAATAAGTTGGAGTTGCAGTAGGATAACCATCGCTAACAGCACTTGCTTCAATAGCGTCACCAGAATAAGTGATAGAACTCACAGTTGCAGTAACAGTAGATGATCCTCCAGTTACAGTTTCAGCAGGTGAAGTAATAAAGTCTGTAGAGACAAACTTAAGTTCAAGAGTATTTGTACCTGCAGTCCAAGTTACAACTTCAGCAGTAGGAGCACCCGCAGAGTTACCTGTGATAGTTTCACCAACTGTAAAGTCACCAGATGCACCAGTAACTACAAGAGTTGCAGTTGTTTTAGAAGATACGATTCTGTTTGAAATAACACCACCAGTGTTAGAACCTGCTGCAAACGTACCAGTAATATCTTTGATTGTTAAGATAACTCCACTAGAAGTTACAGTTCTCTTGGCAATAGTACCTTGAGCAAGTGTAGTCTTCTGATAGATTCTAGCACCAATAGTATATGGAAGAGTAGTAGAGTTAAGAAGAAGATCAATCTCAGGGACAAATGTTTGAATAGGATCTCTTTGTAATCTCAACTTACCACCGTTACCGATGTCAAGAGGGGCGTTACTAAGACTAACAGTAGATAGTGAAGTAGTATCAAACTCTGCTCTGTTAACTTTGAACTTCAAATCTTCATACTGGTCAGCAGTCCAAGTAGATGCGTTCTGTGATTTGAAGAGCACACCTGCGTATGGTTGTTCAGAAATAGTTCTGTCACCAGTAATATCAATCTCACCCATTCTAGAGATCCAGATCTGATACTCGTTAGAGTCAGAAAGAAGAACGAAACAATGTTCAATCGACTGTGGAATGTAAACAGGTGCTTTGAATGTAAACTTAGTTGCAACAGCAGCAGTTTCAGATAACTGAACCTGTGATGGTTCTAAAGTAACATCAGAGAAGGGAAGAATCGCAGTAGTAGGATAACCATTTTCCATGGTTCTAACCTGCATGGAAACAGGAATGTTTGCATCTTTCTTGAAGAAGAAAACTTCAACAGACGTAATAAACACACCACCTTCTTCATCAGAAATAAAGGACTGAGCAAGAGGGTCATACCAACCAATCTGTCTAGTCTCAGTTCTGATTGTATTGAAGTTTCTAGTCTGGTTTACAGTGTCACGAACAACTTCAGCGTTTCTAACAGCAAGTACGTTTTCACGAACTCTGTTCAGTGTACCACTTGCTTCGTATTCTGCTTCAGCAGAAGATGCAACTGCACCTGCAAGACGTGAATCAGTGTCAGAAGTAGAAAGTCTAATAGTTCTAGTACCAGTTGCCCAACGAGGATTAGTATCTACAGAAGCAGGAGGAATGAAGAACGATGCTTGCATCTTACCAAAACGGTCAGAAACAAGACGACGATCTTTAACAACTGCTCTTGCACCAGAGTCAGCAACTAACACTTCACCAACTTGAACATTACCGAAGAACTGACCAACTGCTTGTGCTGCTAATGCATCAGTATCAATGTTTAAGAATGCAGTAGTAGAAGCATATGATGTTGCCATCGCTGTATCATCATATGGGTTGTTCACATACAAATCATCAGGGTTTGCAACTCTTAGTACGCAACCACTATTTTGTCCTCTTACAGTCTCACCAGGAATGAAAGGTGTAGAGTTTGTACGAGCATCAGTCGAAGGATCTTTAATAAGTTCAATCAACTTAGGAGTGAAGTAGTCAGAGACTTGCTTACCATCAAAGAAGGAATAGAAACGAGTTCTGGGTTTCAGTCTTTCAACATTAACCTTGACGTTTCTAGATCTAATCCAAGGAATAGAAGTAGAAGAAACAACTTGATCACCAAGAGATTGTCTATCAATCCTAGGAATAACTCTAGATCTAATACCAGATCTAGTTTGTCTAGTGGTAACAAGTAAAGTTTCCTCTCTGTTAACACGTCTCATACCACGACCACCCCATACACCAGGACTAGGTGATCTACCGACGTCCATCTCTAACCAGAAAGAGTTTCTAGTAACTCTAGATCCAATAACTCTACTTGCACTCCACTGATCTCTCCATGCATTCCACTGAATAGGAGCAAAACCATTTTGGTCAACTCTAAGTTCAGAAGATACTGCTCTGAAATCACCTTCAACTTGCTGAACGTTAGCAGGAAGTCTTTGGGTCTCTAACCAATCATCAGATGCAGGAGTAAGATCAATACGTCCAATGTAAGTAAATACGTTGAATGGGTTGATATTCTCAACTCTAGAAGCATATGGTTGGTTGATGATCGTCAACTCAGAATATGGAAGAGTGATAATCGGTCCAGTTTGCTGATAGTTCTGAGATATAGTAGTGTTTAATTGTAAAGGAATATTAGTTGTATAGTGAGAAGGATGTGCTTGACCCTGAGCAAAATCTAATGCAGCAGAGAAATCTTCATGAGAAGTTTGTGATTTACTGTGATCAGAGAAGTCGTCTACAATAAATCCATTCTTCAGTCTATCCTTTCCATCAGCATCAATAATCTTGGTCGCGAAGGTATCAGACTCAAGCATGTTGAGTGAAGTATAATATTCAACCTGATCCAATCTACGTTCAATACCACCGATGTCACGCATGGTATAACGTCTGTTATCTGATCTAGTGATAACAATATCAGTCTCAGGATCAAAACCATATGGTTTGTGAGACATGGTTGCTAAGAGCATACCATCTTTCAGATCATCAGGTTCTTGAGGTAACTCAGAAGACTTACCTTTAATGAGTTGGAACTCACCTGCAGGTGTCAAGAATGCTTTGTCAACTCTTGGTAGATACCAGTCAAAGTCAGCTCTGAAATCACTATTGATTTTAGGAACGTCGAAGATAGTAGCATTAGGTGTGCCTGACACATTGAATACTCTTGACTTAAAGTCAAACGTAGAGCAGTTCACAAAAGCAGGAGATGCTACAGAACCAGTACCACTATAAAGGTTCTTACAACCAGGTCTAAAGTCTAAGTAATCTGCAAGGAATTTAGTACCGAAGAATGGAATATCACCATAAGATGTATCAAGATATGATTGACCACCGAAGTAATCACCAGTAGCAGAGTGTGTATAGTAATCTACAACCATCAGAAGTTTTCTGATAGGAGTCGCTACGCCTTTCTTACGAGTAAGTCTGGAAACATCGTATATGAAACCAGTCTGACTTACTTCCAAGAAGTAGTTGTCAGTAATAACTTTAGATCCTGCAATAACAGATCCAACACTATCATTAATAATAGCACTGAGAGCAACTCCACTACTATCAAAACCATCAATAGTTTCACCTGACTGTAGTTGACCGCTGATATAAACAAGACTTAGTTTCAGAGTACCTGAGCTGAATGCAACAACTTTTGCTCTTGCCTTAGAAGTTCTACCAGTAACGATAGTGCCTGTAGCAAAGAAAGTAGGTTCAACCAGAGTTACAGAAGGAAGAACTGGATCATTGTCATCATTAGACTCATATACAGCATGTAATCTATAGCAGTCTACGAGACCAAGAGATAAATCTCTGTCTTGAATTCTAGTACCATAAAGGTTAGAATAAGTTAGATTATAATTTTGCTTGTCAAGATTTTCGATTGTCTTGTTCACTTTAAGAACAAACATCTGTTGACCAGATTTTGTTTTTCTCTGGGTTACGTTCTTCGAGATAGTTGCAGTAACTTTAATCGAAGTGATGTTAGTTAAGTTATCAATCTGAATAGTTGTTCTATCAGAAGAGGTGAACGTGGTATAACCAATAGCACCAGTGTTGGTAGTATTGATAGTGATCTGATCACCGACAGGGTGAGTGCTGTTTGTACCCGCAAGTACGGTGAAGGTATAGTTTGTATCGGAGATTGCTTGGAACTGTTCATTCTCAGGAAGAGTGATAGAGATAGAGTTAGAAGCAACGGTCTGTGCGTCAAAAGTTCTCCTAACGATCATAGATTCGTCAGAAATACTCTTGATGTACTTCTTAGGCATCTCACTCAAGAGATCCGCATTCTGGACGTTGTTCAATCTAGAACGTTGTCTAAGTAATGCAGCAACAGTTCCTGCAGAAGGAGCAGCAGCACCAGGACCAGGAGTTACATTAACTGTCTGTGCTTGATAGTCAAAGATAGTTGAGACTTGAGAACCAGTTAAAGAGTTGGGGTTGACTTTATCAACATCAACATACTGAGTTCCATTAAAGAAGATTCTATCGCCAGGTTTAAGATCTAACGCAAAGTTAGAAGACTGACCAGTAATTTTTTCGTTACCACTTGCTGCATCATATGTAAATGTAGTACCTTGAATAACTTGAATATCATCTAAAATAATATCAGCAGTAAACTCAGTAGCATTTGTGCTTTCATCTCTGGATACAATCTGTCTAGTATCAGAGAATGCATAACTGTGTGCAACTTCAACAGTGTCAATGTTTAAACCATCAACAAGAATCATTTCGCCTACAGCGAAAGTACCTTCAACTTGATAGCAGTCAATATGATCTGAAGAACTAACGCCCTCAACAAGATATGCTCTTGCACCAGAAGACGCACCAACTAAGAGAGAACCTGCTTGAATGGTTACAGCAGATGCTAACTCAAGAACAGTGAACATCTGAACATCAAAGATGTTCGTGTTGTAAGTATCATCAGCATTACCAAAGGTTGTATCGTCACCGTCTGATGTATGCTCCATCGCAGCGAGTCTTGCATAACCAATAATATTACCTGCACCACTTCCAGGAGTTGAAGTGAATGCATCTCTCAACTCAATAGTTTGATATGCACTAGCAAGAGAAGAACCTGTTGAGTTAGGGAAACCAAAAACATTCTCTACAATAATATTATTACCCATCTCAAATGGAATAATAGTATTCTGTGATGCTTTAGTATCTCTAGGTTTATCTAAGTCAACATAAGTTGGTGATAAAGTAGAAACTCTATATCCTCTTACATATGCAGTTCCAGGTCCAAATTCAATAGCATATTTGTTCTCTGCAGTAACATTACCTTGAGCAGTAGTAGAACCTACAGCATATACACCATTGTTGAAACCATCATCAAGATTTTCTCTAGCAGTAATTTTAAAATCTTTAACAACATAGTCACCAGACTCTTCAAAAGTTCTGGTTGCCATGGATCTTTCTAGTTCATCATATGCACTTCTATCAACAAGTTTTTCAACTTTACTATTGTTGATTCTTAAGAGTTCAAGGAAGTCTTTATCAGCATCATCTGTGAGTAATTTCTTAACTAATCTGGTTGAGATTCTAAATCTATGAGAACCAGGAGCAGCATAGTTACTTGTTCCAGCAGCGTTGTCATTGAGACTAAGGTCATCCTCTGGAGTAATAATGGATTCTTGAATATCAAGTCCGATACGATAGGAGGGGTTTGATCCATACTGATCGAGAAGTAAGTACTGATATTGTACGTCAACAAAGAAACCTCTGATGAAATAAACACCTTCTTGAATATATGCTACAGAACCTTGCTGTAATGCAGCAGTAGGAAGTAGTTGTGCAAATGGTGATCCAACTTCAATCAAAGTTGTGCCGAAAGTAATTTCAGCATCAGTGATTAACTGTTCGTTATTTGAAAATGTTTGTTGTGTATTCTGTGCACCACCAGATTCAATATACTTAACGTAGAGTGTAATATATCCTTTCGTCGAATCGGCAGCAGAAATACTGAATAAAACTTTTGCTTTTACACCAGATGTAAGACCTTCAATAATCTTACCATTCAACTGAGTACGATACTGTTCAACATCGGCACCCAAGAATGACTCTTGTAACTGGATAGCGTCTACATTTAAGTCGTAACCTACCTGACCAGGGATGACCATTGCGCCATCTTTAAACAGGTGTGAACCTACATTCTCTACCTGATTCTGCAGAATACTCTGCATGGTAGTGAGTTCTCTTGCTTGGATTGGGAACCCAGGACGAAATAGCACTCGATAAAAGTTTTTCGTTTTATCGAAATCGTCGTAGTATGGTGTGACGTTTAGATTGGTATTTTGTGCCATTAGAACTCGATTACGATTTTGATGTCTTCTACTTGGTCGTTAGCACGACTGATGGATCTTCTATTATCTATATAAACAACCTGACCAGTGTTTGAGGCAACTTCGGGTTTTGCATAACCGTTGTTGAACTTCATACCTAAGTCATATTCTGTGTTGTTAATAGTTCTAGAAGAAGAGTTTGGAACAGCAGGGAAGTTGACGTCAGGTTGTCCTGCAGCACCAGAGGTTGCACCACTGATTACGTTAGAACCGTCAAACTCATTCTGTGTACCTGTAACTTCTGGGAAGATACCATCAACTGCGTTCTGATAATACTTCAGAAGTTTAGTTGTTGGGTTCCAAGAAATAACACGACCTCTAGCAGTAACGTTTGTACCACCAACGACTCGTGTTTGTGTGATGATCTCATCAGGAACGTAGTTACCTTGGAATGTAGGAGCGAAGATAACTGCTTTAGCAGCAGAGATCGTCAAGTCAGAGATAAGTTCCGATGTACCAAACTTAAGTGGGTTAGTAACAAGACCGATACGACGATAGTCGTTATCAACAGGGAAGTCACCTGCACCCTCATCGTATGAGAGTTTGGCGTTGATCATAACCCTAAAGGCACCGATTTCTGTAACAGCATCTGCACCGTGCCCACCAGGAGGAGGCAAGATAACATCAACCTGTCCACCAGTACCAGTACCAATACCAGTGATATTATCAATGGTGATTTTACCGAATGTATATCCAGTACCACCAGATGTCACCGTGGCAGAGATAACTTTACCACCGTCAACAACAATAGAAACACGACCACCAGTTCCGTCACCGTTGATCGCTACGTTATCGTATGTTCCGTTGTTGTAACCAGAACCTGCAGCATTAATAACAACAGTATCGACTTCACCTGCAACTGCGTTGGTTTGGACTGCAGCGTTTGTGAAGACAGGCATATAGTCGTTTGAGAAGAATTTAAGAACACTAGCAACGGGGATAGTGTACATATACTTCCAACGATAACCATCACCTGTTGTAATGATACTAGTGCTAGTGCCAGTAGGCTCAACTGTACTAGGTTTACCATTTGGATCCGAGGGAGATGTACCATTGTAGATACATTTGTATACTTGATACTGAGAGTTTACAACGTAAAAATCAGAATCATATAATTTAGTAGCACCAGAAGCAGCAGTCTTACTTGGGGAGTAGTCATGACGATACATGTCATAAGTAAAACCCAATCCACCAGTAGTTTGTTCGGGAGAGACCCAATCGATTCTACGACAAACTTGAACAGTGTCAGAAGCAAGGACTCTCTTCATAGACACCATGTCGTCATAAGAACCAGAAAACTCTGAGAATGAATCCACTGCCTGAGGCGGTGAGTTTTCATTATCCCAAGGTTGCGGTCTACCAATAAACAGATACAAACGATCTCTCGTTGCACCTGCTGCATCGTCACTCTGGGTCGCGTCAGGACCTTCAAGTGCCTTGATGAACTTTTTCGCAGAAAATATTCTAAACTGATCAGTTAATAGGGCTGCCATTTGCGGATACTATTTGTCCTCTTGTTTATTTATTAAGGTTACGAGCGAACAACTGTAGAATACTCAATGCTCTTAATTCTATAAGAAGCACCGCCATTACCTACAAGGTTCTCTCCACCCAGTACTGCTTGTGCAGCAGCATTTGCACCTGTTGTATCTCCACTCGCATTTGTAAATGTTACAGTTGGGTGTAGATTGTAGGTGCCATCTACAGTTTGAGGGATTCCATACCCTCCATTATTAATAGTAATAGATGCAACTTGGTCTCCTGCAGTTGTCATTACAACAGTACCAGTTGCCTGTATATCGCCAGTATTCTCAATCGCTATTGTTGGCACTCCAGTATAGTTTGTTCCTGGATTTGCAATGATAAAATCAATAATACTACTATTTTGGGAGAACTCATAGAGTAATCCACCGATACCAATGTTAACGTTTCCAGTATTGAAAGGAATAATATTATTAACTGTTAAGACACCAGTCGAAGGTATCCAAGAAACAACAGTTCCTCTAACACCAGAAATAGCACCAGTCACGACTTCATTTGTGGAGAAGTTTAATCCGTTTCCACCTGCAACGTCTAATGTGATATTTAGCACTGCAGGGTGTGCGACACCATCTGCAAGTCCACCTGCCTCAACAACAGTTGCATATTTGAATGGAATATCAGCATCCTTAATACTGTCACCAACTTGGAATAGAGTTGTGTTAGTACCACCTTGTGTCTCTTCAATACCATAAAGAGAACTGAAGATACCACCATCAAGACTAATCTGGTTAGCATAATCTGTGTTTGCATTACTCAAGTCAGGAATGCCATCTCCTGCACCGTCATTTTCAGCGATGTCTTGGAAATCCTTATCCTGTATAGTTCCGATAGGAACTGTAAATGTTGTAATATTGGTGCCTGTAGCATCAATAATTGTGTGTGGTAAGACACCTGCACCAGAAGAAGCAGCAACACCTGCATCAAACTGAACAATAGCATCTTCAGTAGAAGGTCTACCACCATCAATAAATGCAAGTTCGTCAACTTCAAAAGTAACTAGAAGTTCTCTAGTAGCAGGGTTGAAGTCATATACTTTAGCAACTTTGTTATTGGCATTCTCAACACGACGTATAACTCTGTCACCAACATTGAACTTATAGTTAGAAGTTCCATCAGGTAAGTTCTGAATGGTGTCTAATACAACTCTCTGATCATAATTAAAGTTTACACCACGAGTCAGACCAGTAAATCTACCTGCAGATTTGCTAGTATAGGTAATGGTTTCTTTATTAACAATAATTTGACCAGAACCAGGATATGCATCTGTAGAATCAACATATATGTCTGTATCATTTGCAGTCACATCCTTAACAAGACCTGTTAAGTAAATCGCACTAGAGTTGAATGCCTGTCTTGCTCTAGTTTTACGCTTAAGATTTACAAGTTTCGTAAAGATAACGTTCGGTGGAGAAGTATATCCTTCACCTGGATCGGTAATATTAATACCTGTAACGACACCCTGTGATATGGTTGCCTCTGCTTTAGCACCAATACCTCCACCACCAGAGATAAGAACATAAGGTGCTTCCTGATAGAACTCACCTGGATCTACAATATTGACCGATGTAACCTTACCAAGAGTATCAATCTCAGCAGCACCTTGTGCACCCTGTCCACCACCACCTTCAAAGATGAGTGTTGGAGGAGTTGCATAACTTCTACCTTGATTGAGTAGAGACAAACCAGTAACAGTTTGTACAATAGGAGTACCTACAGCACCAGATCCTTCTCCACCAAGAATCTTTGCTTTAGCAGGACCAAAATAGTTGTCACCTTTTTTGGTCATCTTAACATAAGCAACTGATCCATTGCTTGCAAGTACAACATCACCAGTTGCTAATGTTGGGAAGGTGTCAGGTTGTGGAGGAACAGTATCACCTTCAAATAATGGTGCGCCATAGTAACGAGGACCAATGGCATATGGGAAGGTTGGATTTCCACTGCCATCTTCGGTCATAAAGTAAGCATAAGTTCCATTAGGATACTCTGGTGTTACAGCGAACTTACCGTTGTATTCATCAAGGGTTCCTACACTAGCATCGTAAATATAATCAGAAGTCAGATCTCCTAAAATATAACCATCATTAACTAATCTGAGTCCATACCCAGAGTTGATGTAAGAGAACAGATATAACACACCAGGTGCATCTACAGGAACTGTAAATCTTATTTCTCTAGTGGTAGCACCATTGAATCCACTGAGGTATTGTTGATATGAAACGCTCGATCCATCAATCCAGTACGAGATACCGTTCCCAGAATAGAGAACTGAAGTATCACCAACAACAACAGGATTGCTGCTGTGCCAACCATCCGTCTGAGTAGATATGAGGATATGATTCGAGCCGTCATTCGTTGAGTCATTTTGATTGAAAATGTAAGTTTTTCCTCTATACAAGTTCAGAAACTCTGGCGAAGATCCGTTAAATGCAAACTCACCATTTGCAACAGTGACAGTATAAGTCACAGTGCTTGCAGTGTTTACAGCAGGTCTAGCACCTTGGAGTTCTGCAGTAGTCCTCAAACGGAAACTAGAGGTTTCTCTAGCAACAGCACCCGAACTGTTATAACCATATGGTCCGTAGATCGGGTATCCGTCAAAGGACATACCGATAATTTTTGAGTGACCGTCTACATGTCTAGATAAATCTTTCGTACCTGCTGCCTCTGTGCCGAAGAAATCTTCGACATAGTAGTTGTTCATATTAACTTCGTCTTCTTCCTCAGCAGTTGTGTCGAGGGTCATATAACCTTCATCACCTTCATAACCAGACATATATCTGTGTAACTTACAATAATAATAGATGCGATTAGTTTCATCCGCACTCATTATGAATATTGCTTGATATTCGTTTTCGTAATCTGTAGCAGGAGCAGTAGAAGCACCTGTGCTACTGTAATATAATGTACCGCCATTTAATACACCATCAGCAGTCGTAGAGAACTGCATAGGATGACCTGGACTCTGCGTATTTGTAGAGTCTGATTGATTCCAAATAATTAAGTAATTTTTTTGTACTTTGATATCTTGTGGTGCAAAATAATATTGACCTGGAGTGAAATTACCAAACTCATGTGCATCAGCACCAAAATCAATATAAAAAACACCGAATGGGAATGAAATAGGATCAGCACTTACTCTGAACTTAAATCCATTAGAACCTAAACAAAGATCACCATTTGCAAAAGCATCACCAGTAAGTTGTCTTAAATAAATTCTTGTGATTACACCTAAGTTATTTCTTACAATTTTTGCGATCTCGCCACGTCCAGATCCAGAAATTTCATCTACAATTCTTCCTACTTCAATCTGACCGAGTGTTTCATCGATCTGATCAACAGTCAACATTACATTATCAAACTCTACCTTGACATTCCAAGTAAAGACTTCAAGGTCTCCCCATTCAAAAACACCTAATGGAAGTTTAAACTCATCAATAGTTTTACTTGTGTGATAATAATAAACATTATTATCGATGAAAGCATCATACTGATTATTACCTTTAACGTAATCATATTTGACTACATCAATAGGAAAGTTTGGCAGTGCTCCACCTGCAAGACCCCAATCAGGAGTATGTAATAGACCACCGTTTGCTAATATACCTGTTGCCTTATTTGGGTGTAATGATCTAGTTCCTGGGTTCGGAACATCTTTACCACCTCTATAAACAAATGTTTGATCAAAGGTTCTATCTACAATGTCTCCAGAACCTCCAGGTCTTCTTTCAGTTTGATATAACTGTGAAGGTTTAGGATGATTATCTGATTGAATTCTTAATCTATCAGTAGTACCAGTAAACGCACCGCTTGTTGGAGAGTTGGGGTGTGTCTGCCAGATCCTATTGATATTAAAAGAGTTGACTACGTTTGGTGTTTCTTGCTCAGGAATGATCTGCAAACGTAACGGATCATATCCTCTTCCTCTGTTTAAAACTCTAACGTGTGTGATTCTACCAGAAGCAGCATCAATAATTGGATATAATAAAGCTTCCACATCTGGCGTGCCACAACCAGTGATCGTTAAACGTGGAGGATCTGCAGGATCATAATTTGATCCTCCATTCAAAACTTTTACTGCACGGACACCGAATACCTCATCAAAGATAGGTTCGATGCTTGCACCTGTTCCTGGGACAGTCCTTGTCATTTATTATGATACGACGTAAATGGTTCCTTGCATTGCAGCATGGAGTGTACATTGATAATAAAGAGTGTTGGGAGCATCAAAAGGAACAGTCCAGTATAAAACTGAAGTTATACTACCACTTTGACCAGTGGTGTATGGTGTTCCAGATAAACCCTGTGTGGATTGAATCCTAAATGGGTGTCCACCACCCTCAACCGTGTTATCAAAAGCATAGGTGAATCCTCTATGCACATAGAGATCTGGGTCACGATTTTCTCCTGCTGGAAGCCCAGGTCCATTAATCAAGAAGTCATTACTTGCGTTTTCTACAGGTGCACCAATTTCATACCAAAGAATAGGACCAGTAGTAGGAGTAGGAACCCAGTCAGATCCGTTATAGAACAGACTGTCACCTTGAGTCAACCCTGACATGTTAGTATCAGTCAAGGCATTCAGAGTAGTAGTCAGAGTTCCAGAGAAGTTGACCGTTACAGTGTCTCCAACAACTGCAGTAGTAATATTAGTACCACCTGCAATAGTTAGTGTATCTGTTTGACTGTTAGCAGTTGTAGTTCCAGTGTCACCTGCAACAGAAGCGAACGTGTTAATACTACCAATACCCGCAGAATCATTAGCAGGTAACCATTTGCTGCTAGAAGCATTCCACTTTAAAACTTGATCATTACTAGGAGGAGTTGTAGACGTATCAACATCTGCAAGTAAGTTAATACTTGAATATTCGGTAAGCAACTTTGCTCTAGTATCACCAACACCACCTGCAGTGATATTAATGTTTACATATGGATTATCATCACCGTTAACGGTAAAATAATAACCAGTATATGTTGCTGCAGCAGGAGCAGCACCTAGTGAGTTATATTCGTTCTTATAAGAAATCGTAGTCGGGAAGTCGATCGTTCCAGTAGCACCATCAAATACTGAAGTAACACCACCCGCAGCAAGACTAATATCTCCAGTTCCGTTCGTAGCGATTGGGATATTTCCGTTTGAAGACGAAATGATAGAGTTACCATTGACATCCAACGCTGCAGTCAGGTTGGTGTAATCAGATGGCAGAAAGGTACTACCGTTATACCTTAATACTTGTCCTACAGCAGGGTTAGTGGTATTGACAGTAAGTGTCGTACCATTACCTAACGCTGCATATATTTCATTGAAGTTGTCATTGACTTTATCGCCTCCGACTCTCAGGGTGTCACCTGTATTGTCATTTGCCGACGTGCCAAGACCGATGGTTTGCTTAGCCATTACTCGCTACGATTTTTAGTTATTTATGGGGTTTCTGGGTCAACTAACTCTTCACCGTATAGTGAAAGGTCAGGAGCAACATAATCATCAGGAACAACAGTGTCAACGCTGATGCCTGGATTTTGATATCCAGAACCAGTTGCACTGAGTTCAACACCTGCAACACCAACCAAGGCACGGATGTTTCCATCGAAACCAGAGATGGAGTCGATTCTCACGGTAGGTCTAGAAGTATATCCAGAACCTCCACCAGTGACTTGAACTTGATCAATAAATCCAGATGTCAAGACCGCAGTTGCAGATGCGTTCTGACCGAAGACAGATCCAAGATAATCAAATGTGATCAGAGAGTTAGAAGATTCAATAACAGCAACTTCTCTGTCTGCAGTCTCACCTTGGATGTCAATGAAGTCGCCAGGTTCGATTGGAGGTACAACCTCTGCAGCATCAACGTCTGCTTCAGAACCGACGTAAGAGAATGCGACGAAAGTAGATCCGAATCTAGGAATCTCAGAGAAGATGATTCTAGAACCAACAATCTCAAAACCAACTCCAGGTTCTTGGATCACACCGTTGAGCGAACAGATGATATTGTTCTCAGGTCTAATCACACTAGACTGAACACCATCAGTCAGTGTCAAGGAGTAGAACACATCGTTACGCTTGAGGTTGAAGGACTGTCTCAAGGAGTCAAACTCGAATGAGATATCATCCAACTGTCTAAGTTTACCAATGTAGAATCCAGTGAAGGATGCTCCAAGGTCAGGTGCTTCAGTGAACTGAATCTGGTTAGAGAACGCTGTGTATGCGTTTGTAGCACCTGGAGGTTGTAAGATACCATTAATGAAGATTAAGAGGTGTCCTGCGGGATCTGGGAGGTAACTAGTACCATTGTTCTGTGAAAGATCGAAGGTAGTTTGCGTTCCATCAAATCCCTTGAAGGATCTCTTAACTCTTGCCTTAAGATCAACCTGAGCAAGGATAACAGCACCATACTGATCAGGTCCCTTGATAGCATCTCTAGTTCCAAATGTTCCAGTAACATCGCTGAGATACAGACGCTTGTTAATACCATCTGGGCGAACATCCTGCACGAGAGCAGCACCTGCACCTGCAGTAGTCACGATCGTTGAGATAGAAGCATATCCCACGGGGAATGTTGCTGCTAACCCGTAATCACCAATCTGATCACCTTGAGTAAACGTGCCTTGATACTCGATCATGTAAACATAGTTGTTTGCGATATCTACGTCAGTGATAATACCGTATGTGGCAGAATCTTGAACACCCGATACAACCTTATAAAGTCTGTTACCAACAGTAAAGTTGTTGAGACCACTAATAATATTAATACCAAATCTCTTGTATCCAACGGATGCAATTCTGTCACCAACACCAATATCAAGTCCTGCATACTTGGAAACTGTGATGAACTGTCTAGAAGCAGAAGGATAAACAACTGCGGTTTTCTCAAATGTTCCGAGTAGTGATGCAGTATCAACAGTCAACTTACCACCAGTGTTATCAGTAACTGCTGCCTCTGCCTTCAAGAAGGAAGTAGGTTGTGCAGTTGCACCAGAGGTGTAACCCTTGAATGGGATGTCAGCAACAAAGTCACCCTTGAGATTGATGATATGAACACGAGTTTCGATAGCACTAATCTGAGCAGTAGTAGAGTTAGTTGCACCAACAATATTATCTGTAATTGCCCAAGGACCTGCAGTAATACGAACATCAAGATACTTGAAGTTAGCATCCTCATGGAATCCGTAAACAACACCAGTAATAGAAGGAGCACCCTGTTTTGCAACAGTTTCATTCATTGTGTAAGGACCGTCAGTGATATCACCGTCGATTCTGAATCTGGAGTAAACCTGTACAACTAAACCTTCGTTAAGAGTTACAGATTCAACTTCAGCATATGCACTGCTAAGTAAACCATATGCGAAATCAGCAGGGTTGAGTCCACCGTTGAAACCAACAGGGATGTTTCTAGTTCCAAAATTCTTAGTAGGAAGACTGATTCCGTTATAAGTTGTAAGTCCAATGTAGGAAGTATCATTAGAAAGTTGATTTCTGATAATTCCAAGGTTTGATCTGAGCATTGCAGACACAGATGCCTTAGTATAGTTTGCAGCATCAGTAGAACTGTAGAAGGAATAGAATCCTGCAGAAGGAGAAGGAGATGTCAAACTATTGTCAAGAGTTGCAATAGTGTAAGTTTGTAACAGATCAAGAATATAGTTCTTAGTATTGAACTCAGTATCAGAGAAGAATGTCTTACCGCTTTGTGCCTGATAAGGATCAAGTCCACCTTTAGTAAGTTTTGCACCCCAAACAAGAATACCAGTAGAACCATCACCAGTCCAAACAGTAGCACCACTACCACTCTTAATAATGAACTTACTTCTTAGAGTATTGAAACCGAAGGAGAATGTAGCAGTGATGTAACATCTGTACCAACCATCTCCAAGAGGAATAGCACCAAATGCATCTGCAGTAATACCACCTTGAGGAGTAAAGACTGTACCAGTAGTACCGTTAGTGAGGTTGAGATCAAAGAATGCATTCTGTTCACCTGTACCACCTGGATCAAGTTGTAATTGGAATCTGATTGATTGTGAACCAGATGCCTTAACAAATCCAGAGAAAGTAAACTGCTGAGTTGCAGAAGTTCCAGGAGAACCAGTGTCAAACGATTCGTTAGAAGTATCGAAAGTAACTGTGCCAGAGTCAAAGGTTTCAAAAGCAGTTAGGTTGTAATCTCTATTGATTTCATGCTGTCCGTTTTGACCATTATTAGGAGTAACATCTTCTGCAGTTTGAGTATCGTCTGGAGCAACACCTTGGTTATCGGTGATAGTTACACCAGTTGTAGGTGTCCAGTTGATTCCATATGCTTCTGGATTAGTCCAGAGGTTTGTACCTGCAATCTGACCAGAGATATTAGAAGTAATAAGTCTTGCACTAGCAAGAGTTCTAACATTACCAACTTCAGTGTACCAGTCATAAGAACTGCCAACAGCACCAACAGTAGCAGTTGCTCCAGATGTCTTACCTGTTAAGGTGTTAGTAGCAACCCATGCAGTGCCTGTGAAAGGACCAACAACTAAGAAGTTAGTCTCAGCATCAAATTCTAAGACAGTTGCATAACCGCCAACATTAGATCTAATAACTTCACCAACTTGGAATACACCAGTTAGACCAGTGATAGTGATATTGTATGCAGTAGTTTTCTTCTTAGTATCAGTTGTAATAAGATCGTGAACGAGATCATCAACAGTGGTGTTAACGAAATCAGTATAGACCCAAGATCCTGCACCAAACTGAGCAACAGTTTGAGTTTCAATCTCTTGTAAGAAGTAATTACGGTTATAAAGAACATGCTTGGCAGCACTTCTACCGATTTTCTTAGAAGGAGCAAGAATATTAACAGCAATCTCAATAAGTTCAGACCATCTGTTCTTGACACTTGCTGCGTCAGTAATAGTTAAAGCATCACGAACTGCAGCATCATCGGTATGTAATGCTGAGTATGCACCTGCTGTACCACCTGTATCCTCACCATTTGCATAGAGTAAGTTATCGATTGCTTTCTTACCAAGTGCTTCAAGTTGTTCAATACCATATACAGTGGCAAGTAACTCTTGCTCAACACCATCAGTGATGTTAAGAGTTAGAGCAGCAGTTAGATACTTAGCGATAGCATCGATAGTAGAGTTGTTTCCACCAGTCTGTAAGTCAGAGATTGCACTTTCAATGATAAGTTTCAAGTCTCTCTGACATTTTGCTTCACCAAGAGCACCGTTAGGATATGTGAATGCTTGATACTGAACATTGTTCAACAGATATGTAAACTCAGAAGTAATGAGTCCAGTGATTTCTTCTGCAATAAAGTTTCTATTGAAGTAAAGTCTATCAGCAGCAATCTCAAAATCAGAACCAGTAGGAGCGATAATATCATTGATTGTAGTTACGAGGTTGTCAATGGCAGTCTTGACGTTTGCACATCCACCTGCATCATTAGTAATACCCCAGTCACCAACGATAATACCGTCAGTGTTGTCATAAGTTAGATCACCAGTAACTGCTTGCTTGGCATAGAATCCAAGTCTTTCGTGTGCGTAAACAGATTGCCAAACCTGTAAACGAATATGTTGCAACTCACCACTGTTGCCAATGTAGAATTTAGCAGCAGTAATAGTTTCTAAGTTACCACCATCGTAAAGATCATCTGCTAATCCATCTAAGATTAATCCAAGGTCAGTCTTACAACGTAACGTACCATCGGTAGATGTACCGTTAGCATTTCTAGGCATAGAAAGTGCAAGGTCAGGATAACGCTGAAGCATATCATATGCTGCTTTATCGACGATAACTTTTCTGTTTGCCTTGATTAAGTTAGCAGCATCACGGAATCTGCCACGAGCATCTACGTCAATTTGATTAGTATAAATTTCATCAGTACCAGCGTTGTGATAATCAACAATGAATGGCACCTCTGTGTATGCGTTGACTGTACCACCAACAAACTCATAGGCAGGTAGAGATTTAGTTACAGTTGCAAGATAATCAACAGGAACTGGAAGAGAAGCATTTGTTAAAGTATCAGTGATGATATCAAGTAAGTTATCAACAGTAGATCTGACATCTGCACAATCAGTGAGACTGTACTCAGATTTGGTAATACCATTACTTACTGCACTTGAGAAGGTGTGAGAGTATTGATCATCAGCACTTGATGCGCCAACGTTGATAGTAAACGTATCGTTGGTGTGTGCAGAGATCTTGAGGACTTGCTTAGAAGCAGGATCAGTAGATCTTGGGTATGCGGTAATCTTTTGGTTTCCATCTTTAGAACAAGTAAAGGAGATTGCACCGTCAGCGAGGTATACTGCATCACCTGCAACTGTAATACCATTAGTAGTTGCAGATACGAAGGTGTGAGTGTAGTTACCACCAGTGATTACTGCATTTGAAGTTGCAGAAACAAAGGTGTGTGCTGTAGTATCTGAAGATGTACCAACATTGACAGTAATCGAATTATCTTTCTTGATAATACCGTTTGCTGCAGCAGATACGAATGTATGAGCATATTGATCTGCAGCAGAAGAAGGACCAACATTAACTGTGAATGTATTGTCTGTCTTAGCAGAGATTCTTAACCATCTTCCAGAGAAAGGATCAGTGGAACGAGGATAAGTCTTAGTCTCATGATTACCATCTTTAGTGCAAGTGAAGGAGAGTGAGTTATCAGCAATTCTGATTTTGTCTCCCACAACAAATCCATGAGCATTCTGAGTGATTTGTAAAACACCAGTTGCAGGGTTATAGTTTGCACCAGTAGCAGTAGATGATACACCATCAGCAATAATTGCTAGTGCTGTGTTGTATGCAGGGTCAGGAGTTCCTGCGTTTGCACCCGTACCAGAAGCACGAGGATAAGTTTTAACTGATGTGTTTCCATCAGTTGTACAAGTGAATGATAACGAATCAGCAGTTAACTTAATGTTTGTACCAACTGCTAAATTATGATCTCCAATGAACATCTTGAGAAGTCCAGTTGCAGGATCATAAGTTGTTCCTGTGGTAGGTTGATAGTTAACGATTGGTGACTTACCAACATCAACAGTAAAGTTATTAGCATCAACTCTAGTAACTTCTAACCAACCTTGAGCAGCAGGATCTTTCGCTCTGGGATATGTATGGTTCGTAGCATTGCCATCCATTGTACATGTAAATGTCAATGAGTTATCGGCAAGTTGAATTCTATCACCAGTCTGAAGATTGTGACCGTTAGAAGTGATATTCAATACGCCAGTTGCAGCATCATAAGTTGAGTTAGATGCAGTGAGATTTGTGTCACTTGTCAATCCATGTCCAGTGCTAGTAACAACCATGTCACCTGTAGCAGGATTATAAGTTGCTCCAGAGGCAGTGAATTGAGTTAAAGATGTTGAAACGTAATCAGAATCAGTGATCGTAGTATCAAACTTCTGAGTCAGTCCATGATCACCTTGAACAGACCATGGAGTGTTGTTAACAACATATCTGACTAATTTACCAACAGTTTCATATGTGTATAGAGATTCCTTCAGATCATCGGAAACATGTAACAGAGTGATTGGGTTTGTAGTTCTGTCAACGTAAAGTGCAGCAGCATCCCAAACATGACTGTTAGATCCATTTCTAAGATCTTCAACCATTGCATCTAAGATGTCTCTAACATCATCTTCACAATTAACCTCTCCACCAAGAACAGTGAAGAATGGATAACGTGCCTTCATAATATACACTGCTTCATTAGCAATGAAGTCTCTGTTTAAGATAATGTTGTCAGCAGCATTGATATATCTGTGTGTCTTCTGATTGAATCCTCTACTTGCAACACCAACATTGACAGTGATTGTAGTTCCTGTAACTGCAGTGATAGCAAGGGTTTTACCATAAGAAGGATCAGTCAAACGAGGATAAGTATGCTGAGTAGCATGATTATCTTTCGAGCAAGTGAATGTTAAGGAGTTCGCTAAGAGGGTAACAGTATCAGATGTAGTATGACTATGAGATCCAATAGTAAGTTCTAAAGTACCGTTGATTGCATCATAATCTGCAGCAGTTGGAGTATAGTTATTTGAACCAGATACAGTTACAGCATTAGAAGATGCGCTAACAAATGTGTGAACACCACCGATCAATCTAGCAGTTGCACGAATTGCATCGTTATTAAAGTATTCGTTGATAGTAAAGTCTTGAGTACCAGACCAATCTTCTAAGTAAACCTGTTTGTCAGCACCATCAAAGTGCCATAACAGTTTTGCATCATTGTCTCCTTGGAAGATACCATTTACAGGAGTGAATGGAACAGTAGAGTAACGAGTAGTAGAACTCAATCTAAGTTCATCAATGTGACCATAGAATGCATTTCCAAGAGCATAAGATGCACCAAGAACAAATGGTTTGGCAGCATAGTTAGTGCTATCAGTTCCAGTTCCTACCTCTGCACCATTGATGAAGATCTTGACAGTAGTAGAAGTTCTTTGAACAGCAATATGAGTCCAAGTATCTTGAACAATCGTAGTTGCACCAGAAGTTACAATATCAGAGTTACTTACATTGTAACGAACTTGTCCTGCATTTAAGTAGAGATGACCTGCAGCATCAGTGGATGCTGTTCTAAAGTCAAGAATAGAGTGGATGCCACTGATAGAAGATGCTGCTGCTTTGATGTAAAGTTCAATAGTGTATGCTGCAGTACCCCATGCAAAATCACTACTAGAATCAACACTTAAGTAATCAAGAGAAACTTGAGCAGGTCCAACACTAACAGTAATGGTTGTGCCAGTAACTGCAGTAATTGATAATGCTTGTCCAGATGCAGGATCAGTTGCTCTAGGATAAGGATGTTGTGTAAGATTATTATCAGCAGTACAAGTAAAGGTTAAACCACCATCTGCGATAGTCACAGTGTTACTTGTAGTCAAACTGTGAGAACCAATATTGATAACTAAGGTTCCTGCCTCAGGATCATAAGTTGTGCCGATTTGTGCAGTGAAAGATCCAGTTGCACCATTACCTGCAGTAATAGCATCAGTAACACCGCCTACAAAGTTATGAGTATGATTTGCTCTACCGAGAAGAAGAGATGCTGTACCAAACTTCTTAGTAGAAGTATCTAACTGTGCTTCACCTTCCCAAGTAGGAATATTGTAATCTAAACCGCCACGTTGTGATCTACCAATCTTACCAAGGAAAACAGTAGAACGTGCAGAGTTTGCACCGATAACTTCTGCCTTAGTATCTCTAGATCTAATAATTTGACCTGCTTGGAAGAATCCAGAACCGATTCTGTCAGTGAAAGTAAGTTTTCTAATTCTAGCATCTTCACCTGCTTGGAAATCGCCACTGTTGTTTCCGTATTCTACTTTGTAGTTACGAATATATTCGTCTTGTTGTAAAGTACCGACTGCGTTGTCATAAGGAATAACATAGTTGTTTATCTGCTCATTAGCAGGGAAACTACTGTCAAATGCAGTGTTGTTGTCAGTGAAATCAACAACACCAATCTGAGACTTGGAGATATCGTCAAGAACGACGTTCGGATAAGTCTGAGAAGTGATTCTGTTGAATAGTAATCCAAAGAATGAAGAACCTTCGGAAATATTAACCTGACCAATAAACTCTTGAGTTGTAGGATCTTGATAAGTTGAAGTTTGAGTAACAGTAGCAACAACACCAGACTGTGCACCAATAATAACATCATTCAACTGAATATCAAACAATCCAGGTGTAGACTGATAAGTACCTGCAATCTTACTTAAGGTAAGATCATTAGTGATTGAAATGTCAGTACCATATACAGGAGCATCTTCTTGATGTGAAACTGCTTGAGTTCCATTTTGTCCTCTAGTTATAGTAAGAGTTGTTGAATCATTATTTTGAGTAACAGAATCTACTCTGAAGATTTCAGATCCAACTTGATAGTTGGTTCCTGCAACAAACACACCTGCAGTGACTGGATAATCAGCAGCAGTATTATCTGTTTTAAATGCAACCATCTCGATAGATGTAGTCGCAGCACCGATTGTATAACGTAACTGAGCAAGAGGAGTTTCAGCACCACTAGCAAGGTTGATTTGTTCAACTTTTGCAGTATCACCTGTTAGGTTAGTAACATTCTCACCGAAGATGAATAGACCAATATTTGAAACAGGTGTAACAGCAGCAACGTTAGCAGCAAAACCAGTTGCACCAACGGTCACTAGTTCTCCAGTAGTATATGTTCCTTGAGTGATGAAACCATTGATAGTATCACCAACAACCGTAGTAACAGTTAGTCTAGCAGCAGAGGAAGTACCAACCAGAGTCATACCTGCAGTTGGGAAGATACCACTAATGTTGTTGAATGTTACCGCAACAGTAGAAATCGGTGAGATTTGAACGTTTACATACTTAACACTTGCAGGAGGTTGTGGTGGTTCTGCAAAGACGATTGAATCACCTTGAATCTCAAATGCAGTTTCTGGAGTTTGTACAACACCGTTAAGAACAATCATTAACTGGTTAGCGTTGGCAACAACGTTGTTACCGTCAACAGTTAGAGGGAAAGCAATCTTCTGACCATCAAACTGATTAGAGATATCATCAAGTCTTTGTACAACAGAAGTTAGAATGTTCTCAGAAGAAGTTAGTCGTTTCTGTCTGAATAGTACTTCAGTATTATTGAACTCAGAATAAACAGGTTCAACCAGAGCAAAGTTCTGAATATTAGGAACGATTGCATCTCTTGCAAGTTCAACAGATTTTGTTAACTGGAATGAAGTCTCTTTATTAGGAATAAATCCATAATCATTAAGATCTAACTCACCAAATACTTTGAACGATGCAGGGTGAACGTTCTTGATAAGGATCTCTTTCCATTCACCGATAGAAACAGCAGACTTAACAGCATAAGAGAAGTCTTGATAATAGTAAGAGTCTTGAATCTTCTGAATGATCTCAGATGGTTTACCAACATCATCGATAAACTGACCAGTAGTTTTAGTAATAGAACCAATCTCAAGAACACCTTTAGCAACCTTGATATCACTCATGATACCAGAAGACTTAGAAATCACACCAGTGATTCTTTGACCAGTAGAAAACTCTCCACTATAGTCAACAATCTTAAGAACTCTAGGTCCAATCTGCCAACCTGCGTTAGTTGAAACATATCCAGTAGCAGTCGCAGCAGCAAGAGATTCACCTTGATAAACAAGTTCACCTTCAAGGAAAGTGGAAGTAATGACGTTTGCAGTTGCAGAACCACCGAAAGATTCAGTAAGAACTTGTTGACGACCATTACCTGCGTTAACGAATGATAATGCGTCACCTAATGCAGCGTTTGCAGAAGTAATAGCAAGTTTTAACTGATCTGGTTCAAGAGAGTTAGCAGCACCTGCAATAGCATAGTAAGTAGTTGTTCCATTCAATCTACCAACAGCACCTGCAGATAGAGGGAAGTCAGCACCGTCTCCAGTGTCAACAACATTCAGTGTAACAGCAGCACCATTTGTAATACCATGTGGGAAAGCAAACTGTAAGAGTCCCAAGTCAAGGTTAACAACATAGTTGAATGAAGATCTCAGTGATACAGTAGGAGTTGAAGAATAACCTGCACCAGGATCTTTAACGATAATAGTATCAAGACGACCGTTCTTAATGGTTGCTTCTGCAACAGCACCAGAACCGCCACCACCAGTGATGACAACAGCAGGTGCTTGAGAATAACCAGTACCAGGATCGGTAACTGTAATACTATCAAGAATACTTGTAGATGTTAACTGAGCATTGATTGGGAATGTAATCTCAGGACGTAAAGTATAGTCATGAGGGTAATCATAACCAAAGTTGTTATTTTTAAGTTTCTTAATCTTACCAACACTAGAACCCTGAGTGAAGATAGATGCACCAGAACCAAACGGAGGAATAACAACTACAACTTCAGCACCAGAACCAGTCAAACCAGATCCTAAGATACCAGACACTGATTCGATATCGATAGATGCGGTGGTATATCCTTTACCAGGAGAGGTAACAATAATAGATTGAATCTGACCAGGGATAGTTACACCTTCAGAATCCGTTCCATCAGCAACATTAATAGTAACAAATCCACCTTCACCATCACCTGCAATAGGAACACCAGTGTAAGTTCCGACAGCATATTCAGTTCCAGGATCATTAATCTGAACTCTTTCAATCTGTCTAGTTGACTGAATAGAAGAAACAATAGGTAATCTTGTATAGAAACCACCTGGGTTTACAATACGAACAGCATTGATAGATCCAACTGCTCTTAAAGATGAAGTTGCATAACTTGCTTGGTTAATATCTGCAGCACCCTCTGGTTCATTGAGAAGAGGGAACTTGATAATATCAGCACCACGAGTAATAGTAGCACCTGCAATAGAGGAGATCTCAAAATTACCTTTGTAAGGAGAATCTACAACATCGAGGTAACTACCAGGCACAACAGGAGAATCATCACCAGTTCTAGAAGGGTCAAAGTAGTAAGAAATATTAGTAACGATATCTCCGTCAACTTTTAGTTTGACAGAAGGATTGGGTGCACCTGCACCAGTGACACCAGGAGTTCCTACTCTTTCAATAGAGTTGAAGGAGTATTCAAGTTTGTATAGACTATCTTTAGCAAATGATAGGTTACCACCAACAAGTGAAGAGTGACTTAAGTCAAAGATGTATTGGTGACCATAGTACATCTTCAGAGTTGGAGACTTCATAAAGATGTTTACATTACCTGCAGATGTGGCAGGTGCAGTAACTGCTACTTGATTTAACTTGTAAGTAAACTCAAGAGGACTAATAACACGATCAACAGGGAACGCACCATCATATTCATCATACACAACACTACCAACAGTCTGACTGGGGTTGCCATCAACGTAAATGACATCTCCCTTAGAAAGATAGTGACTAGTGCTAGTAATTACATAAACTTCATCGCTATTAGAAACAGACGATACTTGTAAAATCTTATCAAGATTAGCAACTAACGTAATTTTAGTTACAGCAGTTAGATTGGTAATCTGTATAGTGCTATATGCTGCATTGAATGAAACATCACTAGAACTGAGTTGTACAACAGAACCAACAATAAATGGAGATCCTCCTGCTACTTCATCGATTCTTACAGAATAATCGAGAGTTGCAAATGGTTTGAACTTGGCAAACGAATCGAGATTTTGACCACCTGCAGCATTATAAGTACCATCTAAGTTGTACTTATCAAGATCAATATCAAAAGTTCCTGGAGTTGTATTATTAACTAAGGGGAATGAGAAACCTTCAATGATATTAATATCATTAGGAATAGGTCCAACGATACCAAAAGTTGATTGCTCATTAAACTGTTCAGTTACTAAGTTTCCAGTGTTAGTATCATCTGTCCATGAATTATTGTTTACAGCAAGATATACCTTATTAGTTGCTTCATCAACTTTGACAATGTAACCGCTATTAACAAATGCTCCAGAATTATTGTTAAGACGTAACTTACTACCAACAGTAAACTTAAACGCCTGATTGATCGTCAACTCTTGAATGTTATCGATCTTAGTTGTAGGAGTAACTTTGAAGAAGTATCTATCCTTAACAACAGCAGAAACATTGAGTTTTTGAGATCCAGGAGAAGGAACAGTTGCAGTTCTAGAACTCCAAACATCTTGAGTATAAGTAAGATTCTCAGATCCTTGAGTCATGCTGAGTGAAGCATCATCAAAGTCAAGAGATTGGAAACCTGCCTCTGATAATCCATAACCAGTATTTGACATGGTAAGAGTGCTTCCTACAACAGGAGTAACAGCAGTTCTAGTAAATCCTAGTTGAGTATTTGTTTGTGTAGAAACTGTACCGAGTCTTACTGCATCAGCATTCTTATCTGCCTTAAGTGCAAATCCATCATAATCAATGAAGTCGTATCTGTTAAGGTTAGTGGTAAACCATGCAGTATCAGTCCAACTGTAAGATAAACCAAATGCACCTGTAGTTGGGAATGCAGTAACGTCAGAAGGAACTGTAGGAGTAACTGCTCTGTTTCTTAGTCTGAAGTTATCGACATGGAACTGACCTTGCTCATTGACTCTAAAGTTACCTGCAGTACCAGATCTACCAGGGATCTGACCAACATAAAGATGCTTACTACCAAGAGCAGTGTTAGGAACAGTAGATTGAATCGCTTGGATACCATTCACATAGACAGTAAAGATATTACCTTCTCTCTTCAATCCAATGAACTGCCAAGTGTTGTCAGCAAACATACTGTTAAGAGAGGACTGTCCTGCACCACCTGCTTGGTTGATCTTAGTAGATCCGTTAGTAATAACAAGTTCTAAGTATCCGCTGCTTACATCATAGTATAACCAAAGACCACCAGTTGCCTCTTCAGCATCACCGATAGCAATAAGAGAATGTTGAGTGATACCAGAAACTGCAGTCGTAGCAGCATTCTTGAAGATCATCATCTCAATAGTGAAATCACTATTAAGTCTTGCACCTAACTGAGCAGAAGTAATCTGTAAATTACTTTGTGTCCAAGTAGATTGACCAGTTGCATAACCATTAATCTTAGCAACGTCATCAGCATATGTGATAGAGTTGTTGGTTGATGTAGAAGTTAAAGTATAGTGAGCAGTTGTATCAACGTTAGATCCTCCAGTAAAGGGGAAGATAAACTCGTTTCTATTCCACTGAGTTTGACCAACGACATGGGCATCACCAGAGTTATCAACGTCAATACTGTAAGCAGTAATACCTTCAATGTTGTTTTGAGTAAACTGATTAGTTGTATGGTTCTTGATTTTTCCATCATAACCAATCTTAACAGTATCAACAGTAGTTAAACTATTGGTGTTATTAGTGCTAGTAAATGCAATGTTTAAATCACCAAAGATATCGATTGCACTTGAAGGAGTAACACTGATAGATCCTCCAGATGGAGCAAGATAACGATAGTTCCAAATAAATGCACCATCAGTATTAATCTTACCAACCCAGAAACTATCTCTAGTAGTATCATCGGACTTGAGTCTTAGACCACCAGTGATATAAAGTTCTTTGAACTCGTCAATAGCAAGACTAGTATCCATGATTGAATACAGACTATTGGCAAACTGTTTAATCCAAGTTACAACAATAGCATTAGTACCAAAAGCAATCTTAGCAACACCAGTATCAATATCTGCTTCAGACTGAGTAGAAGCAAGTTCTAGGGATGCATAAACATCAGTTCCATCGATGACAATATCAGTAATTTTCTCTGACTTATTGGAAGAAGCAATCTTTCTCTTAATTGCAAAGTTACCATTAGTGTCAATAGAAGCAATGAAAGCATCATAAGGTGCACCAGAGTTAGTATTGGTATATCCTCCAATAATAAATCTAGTATCAGAGTATTTCTTAATCGAAGTAATAAAGTCGCCACGAGTAGAACCAGAGATACCTGCATAACCTCTTTGGAAGGTTAATGCTGCACTTAGTCCGTTTGCTGCTTCAGTATACTTACAAAGAATGATGTCAGGATTATATGCAGCAAGAATTGCACTGTTAGGACTATTTTGACCAACAACCCAAATGTTTTTACCATCAACATATAACTTGAGGAACTCAGAGTCTTGTTGACCACCTGCAAGTTCTAAAGATGCTTCCCACTCTTTAACACCAGTAGCAGAAAGTTTTGCAACGAATGCAACATCATTAGATGCAGCATCATATGTTTTACCACAAATATAAACTTCTTTGGCATCATTAATATAAACATCACTAATTCTTACATAATTTCTATTGGCAAACTTAGCGACATAGTAATCTGCTTTCTTAAACACCTGAGGGTGTGAAAGAATAACTCTAGGATTAGAAGTATAACCGTAACCAGAGTTGATAATATTAACAGTGTCGATAGATCCAACAGGACTTACAACTGCTTCAAGTCTACCACCAACTCCATCACCATCAATAATAATGGTAGGAGGAATATCAGTGTTATATCCAGATCCAGTTTGATTAACTACAATCTGTTCAATACCTTTGAACTGACGAACAACAAATGTCTTATTAGTGCTGTCCATGACAGGAGTATAGTCAATAAAGACACTATCACCTGGTTGTAAGTTATGAGGATTGACAGTAGTTAATACACCGAAGTTATTACCACTAATATTCTCAAATGTATATGCCTCTACCGATTCACCTGCAATTCTAGAAACACGAGCAGAAACACCACTACCATCAGTGTCAGTATTATCAAAGATTAATCTATCATTAACCTGATAAGATACACCTGGGTTTTCAACAGTAAATCCAGTTACAGATGCATCTTCAAACTTAGTAGTAGTCTCAACTTCAATATCAACCTTAGAGTCAAACTTAACTTTAGGGAAGTAGTCAAATAACTGTAAAGGAGACTCTTCAAAGACCTGATCAGGATCATCAAGTTCATCTTGCTCAATGACACCACTTCTATCTTCGTCTTCTACGTCAAATAGTAATATATCACCATTCTCTAGTGTTAGAGCGTTTGTAGAGGCATTTGGTGCTCTCTCAACGTCAATATCAACATTTTCATAAGGATCACGATATCTTACAACAATCAACAACAGAGTTGAAACTAGGACCCATCACATATGGGAACAGTGGGTTACCATCTTCAGTAGCATCAATAGTAACGAAGTAGCAATATCTACCTTCTGGGTACTCAGGAGTCTTACAGAATCTACCATTGTACTGATCCAATGCACCAAGACCAAAGACATACTCATAGTCTTCTACAAAGTTACCTGCTGCCTCTGCAGACAATAAAGGTCCTGCTACTCTAACAGGAGTTGGGTTAGAATCAACATTATAAACAAGATTTGTCTTAAGTCTATAAGAAGTATTCAGTTTTTGAATTGCAGAAGACTGATCAGTAGGATCAGAGTAACCGTAAGGACCGTAGATAGGGTTACCATCAAATGCCCAACCAATAATAGGAGAGTGTACTAGTCCTTCCTCTCTTTCTTTGATTTGGAAGGCAGTATTCTCAAATAAGTTATCACCAAGGATATATCTTAAAGTTTGAGGGTTTGACAAGTGAGCATATTCACCACCATACTGATTATTGTAACCTTCAAACACAGAACCCTTGGCATCATCAAATGTAGTAGTTGCTTGTAAGTTATAAGTCCACTCAAATACATTAGCATTGAAGGTTGCTTCAGAACCAACAGAGTTCAAGTTAATAATAGTAGTTCCTTGAGAATATCCAATACCTCTGTTAATAATAGAGATACTAGTCACTCTACCTGCGTTTTCACCATCAGTATCAATAGATGCTCTAGCAACAGCACCAAAACCTTGACCTTGAATAGTAATCTCAGGAGCAGTTGTATACCCAGAACCTGCAGAGATGATAGCGATAGAAATAATACGACCATTCTGTACGATTGCTTGAGCAACAGCACCACTACCAGAACTCAGTGTAACATTAGGAGTAGAAGTATAGGATTGACCGCCTGATCCAACAGTAACTGCTTGAATAGGACCACGAACAGATGCAGTTGCTTGTGCACCAGTACCACCGCCACCAACAATAGTGATAGAAGGTTGTGAGGTGTATCCAGAACCGCCTGAGTTGATTAGAATTCTAGAGACAACCCCTTTTGTAATAATAGCAGTTGCAGACGCTCCAGAACCGCCTCCACCAACGATAGAGACTAGAGGAGAAGAAGTAAACCCAGAACCTCCTGCAGTAACAGTGATTTCAGAAACAGAACCGTTAACAGTAACACTTGCAGTTGCTCCAGTTCCCCCACCACCACTAATCGTTAAAACTGGTGGAGATGCAGCATCATAGTCTTTACCTGCATTAGTAATACCAACACTAGTTACAGCACCAAAAGTTTTCTTTTTAGTTGACTTGTAAGACCAAATAGAAACACCGTTGACCCAAGTTCCGATAGGACCTGGAGAAACCTCGTTCTTTGTAGAGATTGTTTGAGAAACAATCGGGAAACGATTTAACTTACGTTGGTTTCCTGGAAGAAGAGCAGATCCTGGAAAAGGACCGATCTTGTAGTTAGGAATACCTGTAGATGCTAGGTATGCATACTGTGTGTTGAAGAAAGAGTTTTGAACGTTAGTAGTATAAGGACCAGTAGCATTTAACACAGCAGTACTATCAGACTTACCCTTGTTCAAGTCAACAGATACAAGAATATTACCTTGTGGCACTACAGTTGCAGGTTGTGGTAACTGATATTGGAATACAGTTGCACTGTCTCTAGATGTTACAAGGAATGTGCCATTGTAGATGATTGGGTTTGCACCATAAACAGTAACCTGATCACCAACCAACAAACCGTGATTGTTTGAGCAAGTAATAGTTGCAAACCTATTATTAACACCTCCAAACGTTACACTAGAAACATTAATAAGTTTTTTTACGTTATATAACCATGTAGTTAGATGAGGATCGATGCTAGTACCACCTAGTTTCGACACAGTGAGTTTATCACCAGGTAGGTAGTAAGATCCAGTGTCAGTAAGGACAGTCTGTTGTGCATCAACGATACCAACAACATTCAGCACCACTTCTTGTGGAGTTCCCTTATTGACAAATACAGTGAAGTTAGAAGAAACTTGAGTAGCAGAATCCCAATCTTCTACAATACCATTTACTGAACGAGTACATTCAATAAACTGGTTGAGTGATTTCTCTTTATATTGAACAACTTCAGTAGTAGAACCTGCACCAATAACAAACTCACCGTTTCTTTCTGGCCAACCAATAGTAGAGTCAACCGTAATGATTGAATCGGTTGTATTAAGAGGTTCAGCAAGTTTTGTCTTATATGGTACGGTAAACGTCCCAACAATAGTTTCTTCAGAGAGAACAAGTTCAAAAATCTCTACATCAGAAGTTTTGATAGAAATATAGTTTTCAACCAGTGCACTTGCTTGAGTTACATTAGGATCAGCAATAGATGCTTCTTGAGTTAACAAACCATCTCTAATGTTCTCAGGATTACCACTTACTAGAGTTGCACGAAGAATAGTATCAATAGACCAAGTTGCTGCAGAGGGTTTGATGATTTGGTCTTTAGGATATGTAACTGTAACAGTTTCACCGTAAAGTAACTTGAACAGATATGCGATACTAAACGAAGTACCCTTTGAAGAGTAAAAATCTTTAATAGTTTTGATCGCTGTACGAACATCGATCTTTGAATAGTCAAGTTCTGGAACGTCTGGTAAGAACTGCTCAGTATATTTGTCTAAAAGTCTCTTAACAAAGAGTGCATCCAAACATTTAACTGAAGCACCAATAGGTGCTGCTGCAGCAGTAGTGTTATTACTGAATACTGCATTACCAGTTTCAGTATACTTGACAATACCAGATGCTGCTCTTGCACATCCAGTAAATGCTGCTTTACTGTATCCTTTACCTGCTTCAGTAACTACGAAACCAGTAACTTCATTCAGACCAATCTCTGCAGATGCTTTTGCTTGAGGAGGTGCTTGAATTACAATCTCAGGAGGATTAGAAGCAGAATATCCGCTACCAAAGTTTGTAATATTAATATCAGTAATCTGACCATTGAAAATAGAAGCAACAGCAGTTGCACCAGTACCACCGTTAGTTCTATTATCTACAATGTAAACAGAGGGAACATCATCAAATCCGCTACCACCATTAAGTAAGTCAATTCTGATAACACGCCCATCACCATCAACTACAGTTTCTAATACCTGTGCACCTACAGGATCGATAATAGCAACCCTAGGTGTAGTAGCATATCCTTGTCCTGCATTTAAAACTGTAATACTGGTGACCTTACCATCAATGATATTTGCTCTTAATGCTGCCTTGATTGCGTTAGCACCAGTTGGATCATCAATATAAACCGTAGGAGCAGTAGTATATCCAAAACCTCCGTCAGTAACAGGAATTGAAGTAACTTGACCATTAGTAATTACAGGTGCACCAAGTTTTGCACCACCTGGTTGAACAAAAGTAATTCTAGGAGTAAAAGTATATCCAGAACCAGAGTTAGTAATATTCAATTCAGTAACTGCACCACCAGTAACAGTTGCTGTAATTGTTGCTTGACTAGAACCAGTTTTAGTGGGTGATTGTACTTGTACAACAGGAGGATTAGTCGTGCTGTAACCCCTTCCACCCTCAAGTAGGGTGATTGTCTTCAAACCATTGACAAGGGCAGTTGCAGCACCACCAGAACCCTCTTCAGAGTTAATTCTGACTTGAGGAGGATACTCGAAACGATATCCAGTACCAATA